CAGATTTCCAAGCCCAAAGATGCCGTTGCATGGCATCAAAGTATCTGCGTTTGGCATCCGGCACTTTTTTCCAATTATCTGGTTCATACTTTTCTGCACCAAAGGTTAAAATTTCTACTGTTGCCTTTAATGCGTTTGGTGGTATCAAACCATATTGCAATTTACCACCATCAAACTTACGACCACCGGTGGTGGCCGTTTGTGATGCTTTAACTATATCTTGTGAAGCAACATCTTCATAACCTGGATGATAAGGTGCCTCACTAACCAATCTTGCTGCATCGGTATCAAAATTAGCATTCAACCAATTTTTAATCTTTAATTCTTCCGGTGACATTACATCTCACCCACAAAATTAGCAACAGCAGGCATATCTCCTTGGAAATGATAAGTACCAATGTGAGCAGTTCTCATCCAAGGACATAAGAAGATTTGTCCGCCAATTTTACGCCACATTTGGCAAAACATATAATCTTCTGATAGATAACGGTCTGAACCGCCACCTGTAATGGAATCTTTAGTATCAATAACTGTATCAAAGAAGGCATGAATGTAACGAGAACCGTCAAAGTGTGCTTGACCTACATGGTCTGGCTTATAACGAATTGATGGATACGCTGCTTCCATTTTCTTAAATACATCACGTTTAATCATCATAAATCCTGTACCAATTTCTAATACATCAAGTGGTTCAGAAACATTAAATTGTGCAGTACCTTTAACTGGATTAAAAACATAATCACCAGTCAACTTGTTTAAGTCACCTTCATCAATATCAGGATTCTTTTTAACGGCAGTCTTAACTGATTTCCATTTAATTGCTTTCTTAGGGTAAGGACCACCAGATACATCTTTGTCCATAGCCAATAAAGCAATCACATCTTGTGGATTAAAATTAATATCAGAATCAATAAACAACATATGACTACATTCGGAACGATGGATAAATTCGTCAACAAGATAATTTCTTGCTCGAGTAATTAGGGACTCATTGAATAAGAATGAGAATTTAATTTGTACGCCATATTGCATACACATACCTTGTAAATCAAGGCAGGCTTTCATATAGAGACCGTGATTTTGGCCGCCATACATTGGTGTTGCTACAAACAGACTTTTTGTTTGTAAATCTTCTTTTTTAATTGAAATTTCCATTTGTGCTCCGATAATTGAAAAAAGAGGGACCACTAGGTCCCTCTACTAATTAAACTTCTTGGTGTGGTTGGTTAAAACTATAACCGGCAGCCAAAGCAGCTTTGACAAGTGCCTTAGTTGGTTTGCCCATACGATACAAATTGAATTTTGTACCATCAGCTTTAGTTTTTCTATTTGTATAGATTACATGGCCTTCTTGACGTAGCTCATCAATACGAGCTGATACGTTTTGAATACCAAATTTTGCACGAGCTTGACTTGTGGTAAGACCATAGTCAGAGTTCTTGCTCAAATAGTTTACGATTTTTTGTTTAGCAGATAAATTCTTGCTCATTGTAATACTCCATAGTAAAGTTAAAAATCTTGCCTTTAGCAAGTTCACACAGTATATCATTTATATAGTGTGTCTGTCAAGCGATTATCGACCAACTTGTGGTAAATATTTCGCTTTGGTATCTTCCCATGACAAGTAAATCAAATCGTCATAGAAAAGAGATTCGTAAGAAACGGTATTCTTTTTTTGTAATTGCCGAATTCGGCCTTTGGCATATTTGGTTTTCCAAATGGTTGTTAATGCTTCTTCACTTGTATCAAATGATTTTACCAATTTATCTTCTGTAATTTCTTTACGAAGAAATTCATTGGTATTATTATATAAAGGACTAAAGTAAATACCACGTTGATGTTCAGTACGAATTAATTCTTTTGGTATACCAAGTTTAGAATAGGCAAAATTCAATGAACGATTTTTGTGGTCACGTTTAAGTGGAAGTCCTTGTTGATTCTTGGCTTCCCACCATTCAAAATATTTACGAGTATGATTCTCTTTAATCCAATCAAATACTAATCTTTTGGTTGCTCTACTTGGTTCAAACGCAACAGAGCCAGATGAGAATCCCATTGGCGACCAATGTTCAAGTCCATCATATTGTGATAAACCTCCAGCTTTAGTTTTTCCGTATAGAGAAGTTGTAGTAACTCCTGCAAGAACATCTCCATATTGTCTTTTCCAATCTGCTTGAACTGTATCAGATAGACACATCAATGCCAATAACTTACCACCCATGTAATTATATCCTAGTGGTTGTAACGGAACAATGGTGGATCCAATTGCAGTATGATTAATCATGTGTTGCTGTGTCTTAACATCTCTCGACCATCCGATTGCTTTATCTCTTGGAGTAAGGTCTAGGAAGTCTGAAGATATACAGATAACACCAAGATATTTGCCGGTAACTTCATCTGTAAGTACATAAAATAGGTTACGACCAATGTTACTATTATTCTTCATTGTAGAGGAAAAAGTACGAATGGCATTCCACCTTTCAGCATCAGGACCATTTGAAAGAACCATTTTAGGTTTTAGGTTTTCATAATCATCAGGTGATTGTGGTACCCAAAAGTTTGCTTTGACTTTATCAACTAATTTTTTTTGTTGTGGATCCACCATCTGCATCTCATCGCCAAATAATGTAGATACTTCTTCAACAGGATATCTTTCTTTTACTTCACACCATTTTTGGTATAAAGTATATTCACGCACATCCATTTGAGAAGCATAAGTTAAATCCTCAATAAGGATTTTTTTCATTTCATCTTCATCGATGTGTTCAAAAATAGTGGTCTTTTCAGACCATTCTTTCCATTGTTTTTCTACATATTCAATTGGTGTTGCCATTATTTTATTCTTAAACTTTTCATTAATTTGTGGCGCTTCTTCATACCTTGTTGCAAAGCGAGAGGTTTAGCACGGCTAGTATACACGATACCATTCATGTGGTCAAGCTCATGTAGAAAACAACGAGCAGATATGCCAGAATAAGTTGCCGTTTTCTTTTCACCATTAAAATCTTGGTACTCCACATCAACAATTGCCGGTCTAGTAATACTTAAACCAAGTAAAGGGAAAGATAAACAACCTTCTACCATATGTGATTCGCTTGAAGAAGATACCACTTTAGGATTAAAGTGTGCCACATAATCATCTCCGGCACCCATTACAAATACTCGATATTCAAAATTACATTGGTTGGCAGATAAACCATATCCTTTATTTAATTTACAGGTCTCAACTAGAGATGATGCAAACTCATTTGGATTAACCGGTGGGTTTTGAAAATCAAACTCAGGCATTATTTTTTTAAGAATTGGATGTTCTTCAGATACCAATTTAAATGTTGGTATTGATTGTGCAGGTGTCGCAGGTGCTTTTACCAGTTCTTCTGTATTAAAACTAATTATCTCGCTCATTTTGTTCCTTTCAATCTTTCAATATCTGCATCGACCATCATTGTAACTAATTGTTCGAATGAAGTTTTGGTTTCCCATCCTAGAACTTTTTTGGCTTTACTATTATCTCCACGCAAAGTGTGTAATTCTGCTGGACGCTTGAATCGTGGGTCAGTTGCAACGTATTGTTGCCAATCTGTAATACCAACGTGCTTAAATGCCAAATCTAAAAAATCAAAGATTGAGTGACATTCATTTGTTGATATAACATAATCACCAGGTTCTTTCTGTTGTACCATTGCCCACATTGCTTCAACATAATCACCGGCAAATCCCCAATCTCTTTTGACATCTAGATTACCAAGTGTAATTTTATCTTGTAAACCTAATTTAATTCTAGCAACTCCGTCTGTAATCTTCCTTGTAACAAATTCTTTTCCACGAATTGGAGATTCATGATTAAACAAAATACCATTGGATGCGTGTAAACTATAACTCTCACGAAAATTTACGGTCATCCAATAAGCATAAAGTTTTGCTACGCCATATGGACTTCTTGGATGGAAAGGAGTTTTTTCGTTTTGAGAACTATCATTTGCATTTCCATACATCTCACTTGTACTTGCTTGATAAAACTTTGTTTCTGGATTATGTAATCTGATTGCATTAAGAATGTTTAAAGGTCCTATAGCATTAACTTCAGTTGTTAATTTATTTAATTCCCAACTAGAACCAACAAAACTTTGGGCTGCCAAATTATAGAACTCATTTGGTTTAATTGATTTAATTAAGTGGCTCATATTATTTTCATCAGTAATATCACCAGTAATTAATTCAATATCATTTTTAATGTTAAGGTAATCAATATTATCCAAATTAGGATTAGAATATCGTTTCATTAATCCGTATACATGATAACCTTTAGCAATCAAAAATTTGGCCAAATAAGGTCCGTCTTGACCCGTAATGCCAGTTACAAATGCTATCTTTTTCATAATTTTCTTTCTATATCATCTTCTATACATTTATCACCAAATTGTATTTCAACAATTTTTAAAGGTTCATCATTTTCATTTCTTAATTGGTGCCAATCACCTTTATCTATATTAAGATTTCCATTTTTTGGAATAGTTATAACTTTTTCAGAATTAATTAAAACATTTGCAATACCATCAACAACGTGCCAATACTCATTACGATATTCATGCCTTTGCATACTTAATGATTTACCTGGCTCTACAGTCAATTCTTTTACTTTTGTATTTGGTGTTTCATATAATACTCGGTAGTAACCCCAAGGTCTTTCTGTTTTAGGTGCTTTCCATTCATTAAGTATCCATGATGAAGAATTTTGTTTGTTGTTACCACCTACACCAAAAGCAAATTCTAAATTATTATCTTCATAATCCATTTCTAATATGTTTTGGTCACCTCTGTCGCCACCATTTGCAAATACAATAGTGTCATTTGGAAATGTTTGTCTTACTAATTTGATTGCATTTTTGGAAGAATTATCATCATCATTATATTCAATAACAAAGTCAACCATTTTTAATTCTTTGATAATTTTACATCTTTCAATCCAAGTCATAAATGGCTGACCTTTTTTACGAGTTAACCATTCGTCAGAATTAATACCAACAATTAATTTATCGCCTAAGTTTCTTGCGGCCTGAAAGTAAGAAATATGACCTGAATGTATTGGATCAAAACCACCTGTTACAAGAACAATCTTCATTTTGCCACCTGACTAAAGTTATTTTTCTTTTCAAATTTAATAACACTTCTAAATTTATCGAATAATTGGTCACCTTTATGACTGATAACAAATACATTGGTATCTGTTCCCATTTCATGTATTAACTTCAAGAATTCTTCTGTACCAACACCATCTAAACTACTATCAAATACTTCATCCAAAATCAACAAGTTGGTGTTTGTCGAGTTTTTTAATTTGGCAATCTGGCGCCATGTAAACAATAATGCCAAGTCGATACGCATCTTCTCGCCTTCGGAGAAATTGGCATAACTAAATTCATCACGGTGCCTAGACTTAATGGTTTCTTCAAACGATTCATTAATGTTAAAGTTTACAAAAAAATCCATGGCAGTCAAATACTTATTAATCAACTTATTCATAATAGGTAAATATTGTTTAATAATCTTAGTCTTGATACCAGTATCTTTCAATAAAGAACCGGCAAACTCATAGTATTGTTTCTGTTCGGAGATTTCTTTTTGTAATTCAACCAAATTGCCAAGTTCTTGTTGAAGTTCTTTTAATTTAATATTATCGTCAACAATCGTGTCTTTCTGTGCAGACAGAGATTCAATTTCTTTTTGTAATTTAGTAATGTAAGTATTGATTGCTGATATGGTTGAATTGTGTTTGACGATTTCATTATTATGTTCTTGTATATGCTTAACTATTTTTTGGATTTCTTCGATACGGTTGTTCGCCTCTTGGATTTTTGTTTCGATATCAGTAATTCCAGTTCCAATTTCTCCTTTTGTTTTATCGATTCCACTAAGCTGGCTACGTCTGAAGGTGTCAGCAATACCTTGTTTGCAGGTTGGACAGTCGTGGTTTTCTTCATAGAATTTATACTCCTTTTCTAATTTTTTTAATCGAGATTCTAGTTTTGATTCTAACTGTAATAATTTGGTACTTTTCTTTTCTATGGCAAGTTTATCTTGTATCTTACTCTGTAATACATCAATATGTTTTTGAATTAACTCAACATTCCTTTGAAGTGTAAAGTTTTGGTCAATAGATTGTTTGACTTCTTCCTGTTTCTTTTTAACTTCTTCTTCTGTTCTATTCTTGTGTTCTTCTATACTTTGTTTTTGGAACTTAATCTTTTCTGCCGTAAGTTCCATTTCATATTTGTTTTTAGTTGTCTGTTCTTTAATCTCCGACATTCTTTCTTTGACTACACCATTCATTGATGAAAAGATACCAATGTCTAAAAGGTCCTCAATGATTGCTCTTCTGTCGGCAGGAGATAACTGCATGAACGGAACAAATGACGCCGAACCAAGAATAACTACTTGAGTAAACGATTTGTAATTTAATTTGAGAATAAACTTTTCTAAGTATTCTTGGTAATCTTTTGCTGCGGCATCTTGGTCAACCATAACACCATTAGACCATACTTCAAAAATATTAGGTTTAATACCACGAAGCACTTTATATTGTTTTTTGCCAATAAGAAATTCAACTTCAACTTCAGCTGCCTGATTATTGATTGAATTAAGTAGTTGTGGTTTATTAATTTTACGAAACGGTTTACCAAAGAGTCCAAAACATAAGGCGTCCAGAATAGTGGACTTACCAGCACCATTGTTGCCAATAATTAATGTATTAGGAGACCTTTGAAAATCGATTTCTGTAAATGTGTTGCCGGTTGAAAGAAAATTCTTCCAACGGACTTTCTGAAATATAATCATGCCTGTTCTTGGTTCAATGCTTCAACATATAATTCTTTCATTACAGTTTTTAGCTTTTCATTATCAATATTATTTTCTTGGATATTATCCACAAACTTATTAATGATTGTGATAGTATCTTCAGCTTCATTAATCATATCATCTTCTATGCCTTCTGTCAAGTCAGCAAAGTCCTCAGCAATGGTAATGTCGATTGGATTAACCTTATAAAGATTCTCCATGAACTTGTCAAACAGATAGGGATTAGTTTTGTTGATTACCACAACTTTTACATAGGTATTGGTATACTTACTTAAATCTTTACCAGTAATTTCCGTAATACTATTTTCTTTATCGTCATAAGTGATACGATGGAACATTACGTTTGGGTTCTCAATAAATTCCAAATCAAGAGTATTAAGGTCAAACAAATGAAACCCCCTCGAATCATTGTAGTCTTGCCAGGTGAGTTCGTAAGGATTACCAAGATAACGGATATTATCTTCGTTTGAACGGTGATGATAATGACCTGAAAACACAGTACCAAACTTTTTAAATATTCCACGGTCTAATCCTTCATGTGATTGCATACCACGATGCATAGTAAAACCAGAAATTTCTAAATGACCCATAACAATATCAGCGTCTGTATCAGATAATACAAACATAGATTCTTCATGATTTTCTGCACAAATCCATGGTAACATACAGATGTGTGTATTCTTTGTATAAATTGTAGTTGGTTTATCGATAACAAGAATGTTTTTGTATTCTTGTAGTAGTAGGTCTACCGAGTTTACTTCATTGGTATTTTTAAAATAGGTATCATGGTTACCAGCAAGCATGAATACTTTAATATTCATGTCTGCTAATTTATCAAAGAACATCTCTCTGGTACGTTTGTAGGTATAAAAATTTATATACTTACGGCGGTCAAAAGTATCCCCAAGAATAAACAAAGTATCAATATTTTGAGATTTAATAACAGGAAAGAACGTGTGCTCATAGAATTTCTCATAGTAATCCAAGAAGTGTGTAGAATCATTACGAGCACCAAAATGCTGGTCTGTAATTATTGCTACTTTAGCTGCGGTTTGGTTTTTTAAGTTGGTCATAATGAATTTTTATTTGAATTACTGTTTCAATTGGTTGTTTGTTGGCAAACACAGTTGCCTCATGTAGTGTTTCAAAAGATTTTTCTTTATAGGTTCCACCAGATAAATAATAAGATACTTTATACATTATATCATTCTCCTAAAAACTTTTCAATACCTTTAGGCTTCTTTACCTCTTTTTTCTTTTTCTTTGTTTCTTCATAGTTGCCAATAAACTCTGAGATATTATCATACAGTTCAAATTGTCTTGTGGTACCATCTTCCAATTCCATCATTTCAAACTCATCCAAAATACCCATCTGTTCGGTGGCTTTATATTTTACATAAGTTTGTTTCTTTTCTTTGGAGATTCTTCGTAGAAAGGCAAAATAAATGATTTGGGTAAAATAAGCAAAAGGATTCTTAGACTTGGTTGGATCAAAATTAGAGAAGTACATTAGACAATTCTCAATACCATCCGAAATCATTTCATCACGATAGGTATAGTTAATGAAGTTAGGTTTATGTGATAAACCTTCAGCAATCTTCATAAAACACTCACCAATATAATTTGGAATGGCAGGTAATGGAGTGTTATTAGATTTAGATATTTTTACTTTATCTTGATACTCAACAAGAGCTTGAAGAAAATCTGCATTGTTTACATATTGTTTAGGTTTCTTAATTGCCATGTTTGCCACATAATGTTATTGACATACGCTTGACAAGTGTGTATAGTCGAGTATGTCCTTGGTTGAAAGTATTAATGTAATGTATTACCATATTGATTTAAGTACTCAAAGTTATCAATCATATCTTGTATTTCATCATCAGTCATCTCAGCAGCTAACTTCTTAGCTTTAATTAATTCTTTAATTTTACCTACTGTATGAATATAATATTCACAGAATTCTTCGTCAGGATCCAGGAAAGACAAAATATCTTTAGATTGGATTTCAATCGAGTTCTTTTTTAGTAACTGAACTGGTAACCAATGACGCATCACTAAACCAGATTCTCCTCTATCACGAAAATCAATATTGAATTCCATTGGTTCTTCTAATACATATTCCTTGGAATCATTCATAGCAACATTGGCAATCAAATCAGTTCCATTTTGTAGTTTAACTATTTGTGTTTTATACTCAAGCATTTTTTAATCCTATCTTGTATATTTTAAATGGGAACTTCTCCTCGGTATATATACGACACCTTTCCACCATGTGTTTTAAGGTATAGTTCATATGTTTTTTGTGTCTAAGGTCATCAGATATATCATATAATGTGGCTACATCTTTTCCATCAGCTTGTCTAAGACCTCTTCCAATACTTTGCAAAGTTCTAATTGTGGATTTAGTTGGCATAGCAAAGATAATATTATGAAGATTACGAATATTAATTCCAGTAGAAAAAGTACCAAAAGAGGCCACGATAATTGCATCATTTTCTATTTCCATTATTTTTCTAATTTCTTCTCTATCTGTAGTTTCTGTGCCACCATAAACAAAGAAAACTTTTCTGTTGCCAATTTTCTCTGTATCCTTTATCATATCATACAGGATTCTACCATGTTTGTCAACCATTTGA